GATCCAAGTATTCCGGGTCGCGACGATGTAGAAGGCGATGTTGATTTACAACAAGATATTGCATCTTTTTTAAGTGCTGGCGGTGATTTAATTAACAAAGGTGCATCAGCAATAGCAAGTTCAGATCTTGGTCAAAAAGCTATATCCGGGTTAGGTCAACTATCGCAAGCATCTAGTGATGCACTTGGAGACGTTGGCGCTAAAATTGGAGGAGCAGCGGCTGACTTTGCACCTGATACAGTTCGCAGTATGGCCGGTGACCCTTCATTCTTAGGAATAAAACCATCTGATGAAATTCTCAAAATAGGCGCAATGGGCAAAGGCGCAGAAATTGGTTCAAAAATAGGAAAAGTGCTTCCAGCTGCAGGCATTGCTGGTGCAGGGTTAGCAGGCGCTTCAATGCTGGGCGGAGACAACGACGAAAAACAAGAATCGCATGGTGACTTTGAAAATGCAACTACTGAGCCAGATGAAAAGTATTGGGACCATGATACAATGGTTAACAAACTATCAGGTGGCATCAACGGTAAGAAAAGAATGTATAAACCGGCATCGCAAGGGGATAATGCAATGGCAGTTGAGTCAATGAAAGAACGTTTATTAAAAGCATTAGACGAAGCAAAGAAAAAACCAGACGCAAATAAAAACGGTATTCCAGACTATGCCGAAGATGGCAAAGGTCCAAACGATCTTGCAAAAGGAAAGGCATCTAAAAAAGGAAAAGTACCTCCGCAATTCCAAAAGAATGTTAAAGAAGCTGTAAATGAAACAGCTGACTTAAATCGTATGAAGCAATTCTTACAAAGATTAAACGGATAAATCAATAAGTCAAATAGCGCCACTTGGCGCTATTTCCTTGACTAAATATTAGCATGGCAAAAGCATTAGATGGCGTCTTAATTAAGAAGGCAAATAGACAAGAAACATATACAGAAGAACAGATTGCCGATCTTCTAAAATGCATGGATCCCAAAACTGGGTACCTGTACTTTGCACGTAAATTTGCATTTATTCAACATCCTGTAAAAGGCAAGTTATTATTTGATCCTTTTGAGTATCAAGAACGCTTGTTACAAAGTTATCACAACTTCCGCTTTAACGTCAACATGCTACCTAGACAAACAGGCAAGACTACTTGTGCTGCTGTTTACTTGATCTGGTATGCAATGTTTAGTCCAGATCAAACTATCCTTATTGCTGCACACAAGTATACAGGTGCACAGGAAATTATGCAGCGTATTCGTTATGTTTATGAATTATGTCCAGATCATATCCGTGCTGGTGTTACTAACTACAACAAAGGCTCAATTGAATTTGAAAACGGTTCACGTATTGTTAGTGCCACAACAACAGGCAACACAGGACGTGGTATGAGTATTTCATTACTGTATTGTGACGAGTTTGCGTTTGTGCAACCTAACGTGGCCACAGACTTTTGGACTTCAATATCTCCTACACTAGCAACAGGTGGCCGCGCTATTCTTACAAGTACACCAAACAGTGACGAAGATACATTTGCACAAATATGGAAACAAGCAGAAGAAAAGTTTGACGAGTACGGAAACGAACAAGAATTAGGAATTAATGGTTTCCATAGTTTCCGTAGTTACTGGACAGAGCATCCGGATCGTGACGAGGCCTGGAAACAAGCAGAACTTGGTCGTATTGGTGAAGAACGCTTCCGTCGCGAATACGATTGTGAATTCCTTGTATTTGATGAAACACTGATCAACAGTATTAAACTTGCTAGTATGGAAGGTGTAAGTCCATTGATTAATATGGGGCAAACACGTTGGTTTAAAAAATTAAGTTCAAAGTATAGCTATGCAGTTGCACTTGATCCTAGTATGGGCACAGGTGGTGACAATGCTGCTATACAGATTGTAGAACTTCCTTCATATGAACAAGTAGGTGAATGGCAACACAATCAAACTGCTATTCCTGGACAAATACGAGTATTAAAAGACATTTGTCAATATATATCAACTGAAACAAAATCAGGCGGCACAAACATATATTGGAGCGTTGAAAACAACGGATTAGGAGAAGCAGCACTGCTTGTTATAAATGATTTTGGAGAAGAGAATATTCCTGGATTGTTTATATCAGAACCTATTCGTAAAGGACACGTTAGAAAGTTTAGAAAAGGATTTAATACAACACACAGTAGTAAAATAACTACGTGTGCAAGATTAAAAACAATGGTAGAAAACAATCAACTTATTATTCGCAGTAAGCCTTTGATTAGTGAATTAAAAAACTTTGTTGCCACTGGTTCTAGTTATCAATCAAAATCAGGACAAACTGACGATTTAATCAGTGCATTATTACTAGCATTAAGAATGATAACTATCATGAAAGACTGGGATCCTGTTATCTATAGTTCTTTTAATCAGATGCAATCGGATGAAGCGTACGAATTACCTATGCCGATATTCGTATCTTCAAATTATTAAGATAAATAACATACTATGAAAAACTTAGATACAATAGCAGTAGATTTATTCGAAAAAATACGTGGACGTTTTCCTAACGTTACGCTTGGCGACTCCGATGGTAACGTTACTAATGTTCCAGAAGATGCAAGATACTTTGACTTTAGTTATGTAAACGAAGGCGAAGATCTTGGACAAGTAAGTGTTAGCTTAGACGAAGACAATGGAATTGTTATTGTTGTAGGTAAAGATTTGATACAAGGTCAATTAGAAAGCATACAAGATACTTGGTTTAATTTTTTAAAAGAAATTCGACTATTTGCTAAAAAACGCTTAATGGCATTTGATGTACGCGATATAAACAAATCAAATCTTAATAAAAGAGATTACAAATTTCTAGCTAAAAATCGTCCTGGAGAGAATTCAATGGCTGAATCAAAAATGTACGGCACACATAAAACAAGTTATCAAAAAATTGGAAATGCACGTTTAGCAATTAAACATATTGCACCAATTAACACCGAAAGTGCAGCAGGTCGCACACACAAAATAAATGCTATTTACGTTGAGTCCCCAACGGGTGAAAGATTTAAATATCCATTTAAACATCTAAGTGGTGCAAGAGCAATGGCTCGTCACGTAAGTGAAGGTGGCAACGCATATGATGATTTTGGCAAATATATTTCAGGCTTGTCAGAAGAAATGTCAAAACTACGTAAGTTTAATCAGTATATGGGACGTAGCAGTGTAATGGCCGAAACACTTGCTGAATATACAGACGTTGTTAAAGATCGTATTAAAGAAGTAAGAAAAACAATAGGCAATCTTCAAAAAGAAACATTTTATAAAGAAACATTTGAAAACTTTGTTATACCGGTAGTAGAAACTGTTCCAGACGATATAGCAGAGAACTGGATTGACCAATTAACAATTAAACAATTTAACGAAGAATTAAAAGACGTATTTCCATACATTTATAGTCTAGTAAGTCAAGCAACATTATCAGAAGAATTAGGCCCTGACGAAGTAGTAGCCGAAGTTGCAGGCCCTGAAGATTGCTGGGATGGATACAAAAAAGACGGCACACAAGCTGGCACAGGTAAGAACAAAGGCAAGCGTGTAAACAAATGCGTACCAGAAGATATTGAATTAGAGCAAGGCTTTGAAGAAATAATGGGTCAGTTTTCAGAAGGATGGGAAACTATGAAACCTATTGATCGTGACAAATACCAAGAACGTCTTGGACTAGAAGGTCCAATCCAAACCCGTGCTGGTAAAGTTATATATTATGATCCAAAAGAAGGCCAGTATTACGATCCAGCATCTGACATGTATATGGATGCCGAAGATGTGAGAGCACTAGGCTTGCCAGACACCCCAATGCGCAACGAAGACGATTGGATTAACAAAGACAAAGCAGAAAAAAAAGTAGACGAAGCATACATCAACACAAGCAACGATGCTGTAGAAGTTTTAGCTAACCTACGTAAGATTGGTAAATCAATTGAACGTGGACAAGGCAGTTACGAAGGCAACTTAGCAAACGAATATGCTAACGATGTATGGGATGTATACACGTTTATTGAAGCAAGAACAAACGGGTTTAGCGGACTAGATAAAAACGCCAAGGCAGCTATTAATGCAATGATGGATCTCCGCAAAGAAGCAAAAGGAATGGAAATCAAAAAGGGCTCAGGCGAAAATGCAAGGTTTGGCAATCAAATTGCAACTGTGCTATACCCTGTAATGGAATATTTATATACAACTAAGTTTGATAGAAACGCTAAAGAAGATGGCGAAAAAATGCTAGATAAACAAGACGAAACACCTCAAACACCAATTAGTGAATACATACTATCATACTTTGATAGAGAAACAGGCAAGTTTCCAAAAGGCGAAACAGCAGTATTAACTGCAGTGCAAAAAGAGTACGGCGATAAGCATGTAAAACCTGCCGCAAAATTTATAAAAACAGTAGAGGCAATGATTGCGCAACGTAAAATAAAAGAAATAGCAGGCTCACGTTATCCAGAAACCGAAATGATTAAAAATTTAGCTGGTTTGAATTAATCAGCTAAATCATTCAATATTTTAACATTTTTTACTTGACAAGATAAATAAAGTTGTGTAGTATGTAATAGTGCTACATAACAATAGGCACAGCGTATTATACGCATACAAAACGACATAGGCATTTTATAGGAGGCATTAACTATGGCATCACTAGCAGAAATCCGAGCAAAGCTCAAAGAACAAGAAGCCAACGCAGGCGGTAACCGTACATCAAGCGGCGGCGACAACGCAATTTACCCATTTTGGAATATGAAAGAAGGCGAGCAAGCAACGCTACGTTTCCTTCCTGATGGCAATCCTAACGCAGACTTTTTCTGGGCAGAACGTTTGATGATTAAACTTCCGTTTGCAGGCGTTAAAGGCGAAACTGATTCGCGTCCAGTACAAGTACAAGTTCCGTGTATGGAAATGTACGGAGAGTCTTGCCCAATCCTACAAGAAGTACGTGGTTGGTTTAAAGATGCTGCATTAGAAGATATGGGTCGTAAGTATTGGAAAAAACGTTCATACATCTTCCAAGGGTTTGTAACAGACAACCCAATTAAAGAAGATAGTAATCCAGAAAATCCAATCCGTAGATTTATTATCGGACCACAAATTTTCCAACTTATTAAAGCAGCACTAATGGATCCGGATATGGAAGAACTACCAACAGATTACACTGCTGGTGTTGACTTCCGTCTTTCAAAAGGTTCCAAAGGCGGCTATGCTGACTACGGTGCATCAAATTGGGCCCGTCGTACTCGTCCTCTAACTGATGGCGAAATGAAAGCAGTAAATGATCACGGATTGTTTAATCTTTCAGACTTCCTTCCTAAAAAGCCAACTGAACTAGAAGTAAAAGTTCTTAAAGAAATGTTTGAAGCATCTGTAGATGGTGAAGCATACGATGCAGATCGTTGGAGCCAATACTTCCGTCCATCAGGTATGGCAGCACGTACTGGCGATCCACAAGTAGCAGCAAGCCCACAGGCAACTGCTGTAAGCCAAAGTGCTCCAGTAGCAGCACCAGCACCAGCACCAGCAGCAGCAGCAACTGATACTGGTTGGCAAGATGTTGCACCTGCACCCGCACCAGCAGCAACAGGTGGCGCAAGTGACATTCTAGCAATGATCCGCGCACGTCAAGGTCAATAAAAAAACACCCTGCTAACGAAAACAAAATAGCGAGACGTATGAGCTCAAAGCTGCACTAAAGTTAGCAGGGGTACACAGCTTTTTATAGGAGAAATAACATGAAAATTAGTGATAAACTTTCTAAAGTAGACGAATCGTTTACAGTCTATATGTACGATAATGGATATATGTTTGACGTTAGCGGTCGCGACGCAGAAGAGGAATGGGCTAGTGCAAAAATTATGTGTACTAGCATGGACGAAATTGCTGCACTCGCTAAAGAAGCAGCAGATATGGTTCGTAGTTAATGGCTAAATCATTTGATGTTAGCAAGTTCCGCAAGGACTTGACTAAGAGTATCTCAGGCGTGAGTGCTGGATTTAATGATCCTACCGATTGGATTTCAACAGGATCGTACGCATTAAACTATCTTATCTCAGGAGACTTTCATAAAGGTGTTCCGTTAGGTAAAGTAACTGTATTCGCAGGCGAATCAGGCGCAGGCAAGTCGTACTTTTGCAGTGGCAACATTGTAAAGAACGCACAAGATCAGGGTATCTATGTAGTCCTAGTTGACTCAGAGAACGCACTTGACGAAAGCTGGTTACATGCACTAGGTGTGCAGACAGGCGAAGACAAATTGCTTAAACTTAATATGGCAATGATTGATGACGTAGCAAAAACTATCTCAACTTTCATGATTGACTATAAAGCAATGAACGAAGAAGACCGTCCTAAAGTGTTGTTTGTAATTGAC